TGCCAATATGTGTTATTTTTATTTGGGTATTCTGGTTCTACATAATCTTCTTCATTTTGCCAATCTGAAGTTTTAATTAAATCCTCATATGAATCTACTTCAATTTCCTGATACCAAGAATTCAAACTACCAATATATCCTTCAGCGTTAGTAACAAAACTCTGTATTTCTTCGATTTTTTTATCTAAGAAATCAATCATCTCATCGTATAATTTGAGACTGTCTCCTATTGCATATTTTATATAATTTGGAATTTCTCTTTTTAGATTATAAAATTCACCAATAGTTTGATTATATGGTTCTTTAGTTAAATCATAAGAGAAAGTCAACCCATTCTCATAACTCATTCCCCTTATATCATAATTGATTGCATCTGTAAAAGAACCAGCAGCAACTACTCTATACTCTTGTTGCATATCTGCAAAAATACCAGTTGCACCATAAAGAATGTTATAAGTGATTCCGCTTGTAATGCCTTTTAATTCTTCTAAAAGTTTGTAGTCTGCTGTTCCGCCAAAACTTGCACTTCCCATACAACAAACGGCACATCTATAGACTTCCCACATTCTTTTTATATTCTTTTTTCTTGCAAACTCTTGTCTTATTTCCATTAAAGGAAGTCTTATCTTGTGATAAATGTCATAGAATTTAGAAATATCTAAAGATGTTATGTTAAACTGTGGTTGATAAGTAACATTTGACCATCGTGAATCTGCGGTTCTTCCCAAATAGTTCCACCATATTGCCGCTGAGTTTTCTGGTTTTACTCCAAATCCTTTGTCTGCCGAATGGTGTGACCATTCATTAAATGGTCTATGATATTTTTCATTTCCATAATAAGAAAATACATTGTCTTCTTGTTTAAATATTGGCTTGTAAATTTTATTTTCATTGGTTGCTGTTGAAAAACTATCTGCAACTAATTTGTGATCTTCAACATGCAATGTTTTATTGAAATCTCTATGATAATCATAATCAATATAATTAAAAGTCATACCACGAACATCATCTAGAAAATCAGAATATGGATTAGTATAATCCGGTTCTACTCTTTTGTAATAACTAAACAAAGAAGCATTGTTCATCAAATTCATTACATTATATTGACCTTCAACTTTTACAGATAAAACTCTTTTTCTTTCTTTTAAATCGTCAGTATTTAAAATAAAAATTGGTAGTTGTTCTTCTGGTTTTTGTTTTTGTTCTTTTAGTATTTTTTCTAGAGATTTAAAATGCCAACCCGATAAATCTCTCCAACATAAAAAATTAACAGCGTATGGATTTTCAGTAGAAACAGCATTCGTAGTTAAAAAATTTAATAATTCTATTAATTTTAATTGTTTTCTTTCATAACCACTTGGCAAAGAAATTTCTTCGGTTCTCAACCATATTCCATTTTTTGTTTCTTCTATTTCATATGGTTCATAGTTAAATTTTTTAAATAGTTCGTTTATTAATCCTTTTATATTAGATGTAGAATTTTCTTTAACGGATATAAATCCAACAAAGTCTTTATTTGATTTTAATATATTTTCTGTAAATTGTGTGTCTAAAACTTCTTCACTTATAAATTCTAATCTATAAACTAAAGCTTTTTCTATTTGATTTATTCTTGGTGATTTTACGAAATCATTAACTGGTTTTGCTTCATAAATTTTAAATTTATATTCCTTTGAATCATCTTTGTCGTAGGAAATAACAATTGTTTCAAATCCAGTTAAATTTAGTTCTCCGCTCCAGTCACCTTTATCATACAACTCAATATAGCCATTTACAAATGGAGCAAAAATATTTTCATTTACTTTAAGAGTAACTAAAACATTGTTTCCAGAACCAACATTTTGTTTATCAAATAATTTATATGAAACTATCGTTCCATCTTTTATTCTTTTTTCTATTCTTACAGTTTTTAAAAAAGATGGAGTTGGAGTTCCAGACTGTGTTTGTTCTAAATTGTTTATATTTGTTTGTTCCATGATTAAAATCTTAATTCAACTTCAAACACTCTACCCGGACTATTTATTGCCTGTTCAAATAGTCCAAAAACGGAAGGTAATAATCCAGGCTTTAAAGATTTAAATACATATTTTTTACTATTTTCTTCAACTTCCACATCATAACGAGTTTTTATTTGAAGAATAGAAGGAACACCTTTTATATTTTCTGCGGAATAACAAAATAATGCTGTTCCATAAAAATTATCAACATCGGTTAAATAACCACTATCGACTGAAATTTTTGTTGCATTTGATTTTGAATAATACGCTGTAACAGAACCATTTTGATTCACGGGATTTAATTTTACATAAGGTGAAATTACTTTTCCATCTGCTAAAAAGTATTCAATTGCATTTTTTTCACCATCTGCTCTTTCTATTTTAAAAACACTAAATGTAGTTTCAGATACAGAACCTTGAGGGAAATTTATTCCAAAATCATGTAATTTAAGTTTACCTGTTTCATCTTTTCTGGCAATCGCAAAACGATCCCCCTCTGAAAAAGTTATTCCAGTTCCACCAACACAAGTTAAGTATCTAAATTCATTATTCCAATCTTTTACAATAGCATAAGTTGTATTATCTGCTGATAAAGTACAACCAGAATAATCCTCTTCATTTATACCTGAACAAGATCCAGAAATTTGTATTTTTATTATAACATCTCCAATTTGCAAGGATGGCTGATAAAAAATATAATAGGAAAAACCATTATATTTTTTGTCCAACGAATTTAAAAATGCAGTCCATTCTGTTGGCCAGTCTAAGTGAGGATTTACTAAATTATTTGAAGCGAATAGTATCCAAGAATAAGCACTGCTGTTATACAATTTGTAAGATGTAACTTCGGGATTCGATGCGGTGGTCAATTGTTCTGTGTCAAATATAGATTCATTGTTCAGAGTATTTTGACTAAAAACTGCTTTTTTAAACATATCTACCATTTCAAATGATTTATCATTTTGAAAGGTATACTGAATTTTGGGAAAATAATTAAAATATGCCATTTTATATTCCTAATCTTTGAATATTCCCTCTTATTTTATTTGCTGCTCCGTTTGCTAAGTCTATTGCAGATCCACCTAAAGTAAGAAATGCTGTAGATCTATTAATTATAGATGTACTTTGTGGAGCACCTGATCGTAAAGCAGGTTCTAATTCTACAAATGTTAAATTGGCAGTATATGCAATAGGTTTAATATTTCCTTCTGCATCTCTTATTCCATATGAATCTTGAAGAGCAGATCTGTTAATAGTTACTTGATCTAGAAGACTAAGTTGAGGTTGTCCTGACCAAGAATTGTCTCTGGTTGCATTATTACCTTGTCCAATACCAAATAACCATAAAGGAGGATGACAAACAAATTTAGAAAGAGGAGCAATTCTTGCCTGCGGTAAAGCTAAAGCTTCAAAAGATTCACAAATATTACCAGCAATAGTTGCATCCTGTGCTGTTCTCGCAACAAATACTAATTTAATTTTATAAATTCTTTTGGACATTCCTTTGAATTTTGTGTCAGACATATCCATATCAATTTTTGCACCAAACCCTATAGTTTCTGCAACAGTTGTGGGTAAATCAACTATTTGAAAAGGATTTTTATCACCAAAACCTTTAGTTAGTTCCTCTTCAAGAGTTTGAGTCAGTGATTTATCTCTACTTACACCCCCGGTGATATTAATTGATTTTCCTTGATCGTCAAATATAGCAGTATCATATAAAGCATCCGTCATATTAATAAATTCTTTTGGTGCAGGAACCATTATACAGGATAACATTGGACCTATTCCTACACCACCAACAGCGGCTCGTAAAAGTGCGCTATCCGTGTAATCGTAACAAAAAAATTTTAACCATAAAGGTATTTTTTCTTGATCTTTAGGACTTGCTGGAAATATTTTTAAGGAAGATAATAATGCTTCTACTCCTGCCATTTTGACTCCTATATAATTATGATGGCATATAAGACTAAATATACACCAACTAACCCTACAAAATATATAGGTAATATTAATACAATTTTGTGCCGTTCTTTGTGGGAAAGAAAATTTTGCAAATATTTAGACAGCAACATAAATGTAATTAGATGGTCATTTGAAGCGGTTAGAATACCTTATATGTCACCCGTAGATAATAAGTTACATTTTTATATACCAGATTTTTTAATAGAAACAAGAACTAAAAACGACTTAGTGGAAACACTTTTAATTGAAATAAAACCAAAAAAACAAACCAAAAAACCAGAAAACAACAAAAAACAAAAAAAGACAATTTTAATGGAAAATTTAACATATGCAGTTAATATTGCTAAATGGAAAGCTGCAGAAAAATATTGCAATGAAAACGGAATAAAATTTAAAATTTTAACAGAAGAGGACTTATTCTGATGTCAGTAGAAAATTATGCAACATCTACTAGTATAACTGATTTTAGACAAGCAGTTATAAAAAGAGGAGGAGTACAACAACCCAACAGGTATAGAGTTTGGTTACAAAATAATCAAAATAGTACTTTAGTTTGTTATCCCGAATCTATTACTCTTCCACAAAGATCATTCAATACTGCTCCATATAGTCCGTGGGGTCCTATAATGCAAATTCCAATTAGAAGAGAATATGGAGAGTGTTCTATGTCATTTATAATATATGAAGATTTTGCAGAGAAAAAATTTCTAGAATCTTGGATGGATAGTATAATGCCTCCAAACCCCACAGAAAAACCAAGTCCAGTTGGTGTCAATCGTATAGAAAGAGCAGCAGGAACAAGCACTGGTGGCGCAGCAATATTAGATTTTGCTGAAGGACAATCACCATCAAACATAGGTCAGGTTTCTGCTAATGCCTACGGAGATGTTTCGAGGGGTTATAATTCTTCTGTTGGAAAAATAACCATAGCTACTTTTTGGACAGCATCGCAAGTAACTTCAAATGGAGGAAATTCGGCTTATACCTCTATTCATACTTTAAAGGAAGCTTACCCCTTGACAATTACTCCAATATCCTTATCTTCAGAAGCAACAGGATATACAACTTTTGTTGTTATTTTTGCTTTCAAAGAATATTCTTCTGGATATAGATAATTTATTTTTGAGGAAATTAATAATATGAAACTAATAGATCTTATACAAACAAATTTACCAAAATACTCAGAAACCGTTCCTTCAACTAACAAAAAAATATGGTTTAGACCATTTATAGTTAAAGAAGAAAAAATGTTATTGATGGCACAAGAAACTGGAACAGAAAAAGAAATTTTAAATTCAATTAAACAAATAGTAGAAAACTGCTATTCTATACCCAATGCAGGTGAAATTCCTATATTTGATTTAGAATATTTATTTTTAAAATTAAGATCAAAATCTGTAGGAGAATTAGTAGAACCCATACTTGTTTGTCCAGAAACACAAGAAAAAGTTAAATTGAGTATAGATTTAACGAAAGTAAAAGTAAAAACTTTTAAAAAACACACAAACAAGATAAAAATAAATGATCAAATTTTTATTTCTATGAAATATCCAAGTTTAGACATGTTCATAGAAAAAGAAACATCAGATATGAGTTTGATGGATTTTTATGACTTGGCTGTAAGTTGTGTTGATTTTATAGAAACACCAAACGAAAGAATTGAATGTTCGACTAAAGATAAAAGTGAAATTAAAGAATTTATTGATAATTTAACTAAAGATCAATTCGATAACATTATTGATTTTTTTGCTACGATGCCAAGAATAGAGCACGAATTAGAATATGAAACTTCAGATAAGATATCAAGAAAGGTGGTCTTAAGAGGTATTCGAGATTTTTTCGGATAAGCCTCAGTCACATAAGTCTTATTAATCATTTTGAATTAACATTTAAAATGATACATGTTTACAAATATTCTTTAACCGAAATTGAAAACATGATTCCTTGGGAAAAAGATACTTATGTTGACTTATTGAGGCAACATATCGAAGAAGAAAACTTAAGGCTAATGAATCAAAGAAATGAAATGAATGCGTTAAGAGGAAGAAGATGAAAAAAAGTAATGAAAAAAATTTAAACAAATTAAAGAAAGAACTATTAAAATTATTTGATAGCAGTGTTTCTATATCAAAAAACAATATAGAAAAAACAAACGAGAATAATTTAAATACTGTAGAGCCATTACCTGACCTACAGACACCAACGCAACAAATTGTTTCTCCTAGTCCAGAAAATATCAATATTAGTATAAATTTACCAGCTAACTCTACGGATAAAAATTATAAAAAAACTATAAAAGGTAGCAAAGCCGGTAGACAATATAACATTGACATAAAAAAAAATGATGTACCCGTTTACTTATTTTTAAATAAAAACTATCAAGATTTAATAAACACTAATTTATTATATCCAACAAATTTTTTAAATTATAAAATAGAACCCACCAAACAAATTGAAAAAAGTTTAAATGTTAAGCAAATAGATAAAGAAAACAAAAACAATAATTTAACTAAAAATAATTTAGAAATTTATAAATCCATAATCAATAATTACAATACTAAAAATAATAAAAATGTTGAATCAAAAACAAATGTTGTTAGCACTCAAACATTTTTGAATAAACCATATTCCTTCTTTATCAATAATAAAGATTTGTATTTACTTACAAATAAGCACCAAAAAATAATAGAAAATGTAAAAGAAAATAATAATTTTAGTGATGTTCATGAAAACAAGTACCATACAAATGAAAATTTTGAAAAGTTTGAAAACAGCACAAACATTCAAAAAAATGTTAATAGTATTATTGAAAATAATAGTAATATTAGTATTCCAAATAGTTCATCAGAAAATATTAATAACATTAATTATGTAAATAATGTAACAAAAAATAATGAAATTAACAGATCAGAAAAAATTGAAAATTTTAAAACCGAACCATCGAATGTAGTTCAAACAACCGTAAATAACATTGTAAATAATTCACAGAATAATAATGATGATAGTAAAACTTTAAATTTACAAAAAAATGTAACAAATGAAAATATAAAAACTATAGAAGGAAATACAATAAATTCTATAGAAAACAATTCAACCAATAATTTATCATTTTCAAATAACACTGATGCTGTTAAATTTTTTGATTCGGCAAAATATTTTGATATCAGAAAAGATATAAAAAATTTCACAACCAAAAAAGTAACAGTAAATCAGTTACTAGAAACAAGAAATTATACAAATAAAAATAATTCATTTTTCATACCAGCACTTATGAGTGGAGGTATAGTTAGTAAACCAACGGTAACTTTAATAGGAGAAAAAGAACCAGAATTGGTGATACCAACAAGTAAAATACCAGAAATATTAAACTCCGACACAGAAACTAAAAAATACAAACAAAACAGTGTGGTTGAAAAAGAAAAAATTAAACAAAAAACAAACGAATTAATTCGATCAGGAAATCAATCAAGCGTTAATGCCATAAAAACAATTACTACTAATCAAAAAACAAAAAACGAAGTACAAAAATTAAGTTCAATTGTAGAAAAAATACAAACAGAACAAACTACAAACCCCAGTTCTCAAAACACAAACACACAAACTGGATTTGAAAAAATTAAATATGAAAGAAGTCATTCTGTAATTGGTAGAAATACTACAACAAAGGGAATTCAGATGTTAACTGATGAAATCTATAGTTTACCTTTTTGGAGAAAATGGCAAACTTAAAAAGAAACGACCCTGTGGCGCCACAGGGTCGTCGGACCAAAGATGCGATCTTTGGTGGGGTTATTGTAATTTTATTTATTCATCCGCCAACTTCTTGAAGTAATCAAGAGCGTCGGTTTCTTCGTCAACTTGTTCCTCTACTGGTGGTTTGGATCGCAGAGAAGGCTTCTTCTCCTTTAGATCCTGTTCATCAATATCTTCTGCCGTCTTGGTAGACGCCATGGAACCCGTTCCACGAATATCGCCCCTAAGAACATCAAAGAGTTTCTGTTTAAGTTCATCATAACTCTTGAAGTTAGAAGGATCAATAAATGGTTTTAGTGGATATTGTGTCTTCCAAATCTTTTCCAACTTTGCATCATCATTAAGAAGAGCACTTGGTGCATCAAACTCTGATTTATCGTAATTAGTATATCCACCGACAAATCTAACCTTTAGACGGAAATTTGCACCCGTCCAAAAATTAAACGGATCAATTGGATCTTCATCCTTAAACTCAGGTTGCATTGCTTCCTGAACCTTCTCAAAGATCTTTTGACCAAACTTGAAGAGGAAGACCTTGCCCTCGTTTGAGGGTTCTGCCGGATCACTAACAACATATATGTTGGAAATGTAATTCAACTTACGCTTACGCTCTCTTGCAAGATCCTTATCGCTATCAATACCACTGTTCCATAGTTGGGTATTCATCTCAGACACGGGATCTTTTTGACCAAGAGTTGTAAGGCAGTTTTCAATATACCAACCGCCCGGTCCTTGAAATGCATGAGAATAAAGCTTTACCCACGGAATGTCTTCACCTTCAACAGCCGGAAGGAATCGAATGATTGCAAATCCGTTTTTACTGGTATCGAGCTTTGGACGCCAGAACCGATCATCCTTGTAAGAATCGGTCTTACCCGAATCCTCTTGCATCTTCTTTACAAGTTCTTCAACACTAGACTTTGACTTCTTCTTGAAGTCATTAAATGTACCCATAATTTTCCTTTCCCGAAGGACTACTTCGGACTAAATTAAATCGGTGGGAACTCCCCACCACATCTTCTGTATTATATATTGCCCCCGTTGTAAAGTCAAGACAAAGGTAAACGAGTTTTAGATTTTGGTAAAATGTTTAACTCTTGACCTTCTTGTTTTATCTTTTCCAATAAAGGTTGACTTAAAAGTTTCTGAGCCAAAGACATATCTAAAGACATGTCCTCTAATGTGGCAATAACTGCATCAATGTATGAAGCATTTTTTTCTTTTGACATTTTATTTTCTATTTTTTTTGAAAATTCTTCTTTTGTTATGTTTGTTATCATGATTGATATTATAACTCTATTTTTTAGGGTGTAAAGCTATTTATTTGAACATTATATATAGATTTAGAGGATTAAACAAATATGCCAGACACAGGATCTAATATATTAATCACAACAAACGATAATACTGCTGTTTTAGCAACAGACTATGGAACAAGTGGAACAGGATTATCACTGGCACATGTTCAAATCTTTAAAGTATCATATGGAGATGATGCATCTACCACCAGAGTATCCGAAAGCGATCCTCTTCCCATAAGTATATACGGAACAGATGGAACCACACTAAACATACAAGGTTCTGTTGGATGCTCCGGTAATTTTAATGTAGTTACCCCATCAGGATCGTTTTTACAAATTGGTGGAAGTACATTCTCAACCACATCAGTTGGTATCACTGGAACCATACAGGGCATTTCTGGAGGAGTTCCTGTAGGCGTAACAGGAACAGTAAATGTAAGAAATACATCATTTGGTGTTTTTGGTATATCAGGTGCTACTGCCATAGGAATAACAGGTGGAAGATATTTAAATTACAATAATGACTCAGTAAGAGTTTATGGTGATGTTGGTTTAAGTGGTGGTTTGGGTCTGGTAGCAGCAACAGACAGTATCGCTGTTTGGGGTTCAGATCTAGGTGACAAAGTACTGACAAGATTGTACGCATCAGATGGAACAACTCTTGGTTATTCAGGCGATGCTCTTAAAGTTGCAATCACAAATTCTGGAGTAACTTTTGAAGTAACAATATCTCCATCTGTTGGAATTACTAATGCCGGACCAGAAGGATTAATGGTTCGTGGAACAGGAAACACAGCAGACTATCCAGTATTGATACAAGGAACCTTAGCAAACGGTGCAGTTGAAATATCAGCAACAGAGGATGTTCCAGTTTCAGTTAGTAATACAGTTACTATTGATGACTCTGATATAATTACATCACTTGAATCTTCATCTAAACCAATAGTTTCAAATCTATTGTCGATAAAAACTAGTGCAAATGTAATATCTACAATAAATGACAAATTATCAAACGGCACAGTTCAAACAAAAATATCTGAAATCACAAGACCTGCTACAGTTATAAGTGGAAAGAAAACGGCAAACACAAGTCCAAGTCAATTAACATCACAACAAACTTTACTAAAAGTTGGTGTTCATATTAAAGCTCCTTTTACAAATACTGATACAGTTTATATTGGAGGCAAAAATATTTTAACTGCCCAAAGTGATGCATACCCATTAGATCCGGGAGAATCAATATTCATGGAGTGTGATTCTGTATCAAAAATTTATACAAGAACAGATAGAGATACACAGGTTGTATTCTTTATAGCATCTTAAAATGATTTCTGACACAACACAAATTTTATATGATGAAGCCTGTTCATGGGAATATTCTTTTATAACACAAGAATTTTTTGATGAATTGCCAAACATTAAAACTTTTAATAAAAACAATATTAATGATATAACATTTACAGACAATTGTAAAAATAAAATTTTAGTTTTTGGTTCAAATTTATTATCTTACGAAGAAGTGTTATCTATATGTGAAAGAACAAATCCAACTATAATAATACATTGCTCTGATGAATGGGGGAATAGACCACAATTTGATTTTTTAGTAGAAAAATGTAATTTATACTTGCGTCAATATAGACATACTTCTTATAAATCAAATGAAAAAATTAAAGTAATTCCTTTAGGTTATGGTGTAGATTTATTAAAAACATCTTGGTCAAAAGAAGAAATAATTCCTTCCAATGAAAGATCTTATATGTGGTCTTTTATAGGAAATATAAAATCTGATCGTCAAGAAATGTTAAAACAATTTTCAAAACTAGAAAATGGATTTTTTGGCACTGCCGATAAACAAACAATGAAAAAAGTCTATTCACAATCAAAATTTGTCCCAATTGGTCGTGGAAATATTACTTTAAATTGTTTAAGAATTTATGAGGCTGTAACTTGTGGAGCAATACCTGTTATTGTTGGAAACAAAGATGAAATTGAAAACACATTTAAGGATGAAGATACAAGTGCATGGATAATTTCAAAATCTTGGCAAGGTGCAGTTATTGATTGTATTTCCCTTTCATCAGATAGCAATAAAATAAATAGTAAACAAAAAATATTAATAAATTACTGGGAAAATAGATTAAAAGATATAAAAGACACTATTAATAAACATATGGAGATTTGAGCAATCATCTTACAAGAATGAATATTTCAAATTATCAAAATTCTGGTGGAGCTAGACCAACAGATATATCACAAGAAAATAATTTGGTTTTGGCTAGGTCTTCAATTTTTTATGGTTTGAAATATACTAAAGTAGAACAAGATAAAAATAGTGCAAATAGAGGAGTTGTATCAACTCCTAATTTTTTGTTTTATGATAATAATACAAAAGTCATGATTGACTTTTCAGATAAAACAAATATAAACAAACAAGAAATAATTGATTTTTGGAAGTTAACAAAAGATGGTGTAACTTTTTCTTTAGAAAATGCAGAAATATATCTAGACAATACTAAAAAATCACACGATTTAGGTGGCATTTATACTTTTAAAAATTTTGAGAACAATATAGTGTTTGCTGATGTTGTAAGTGTAAATAATGTTTCTTCTATATTAAACCTATATCAGAAAGATCAGTTTTCATCTTTGCTAAATTTCAAACATTCTTCTATAATAACACAAGAACCACAAGAACAAGAAACATTAATAGTAAATAGTTTTGGTGTTTTAAGTAAAAATTCATTTAAATATTTGGGTGCTTATTCTGGCGATTATATACAACTACAATCTAAATCTGGTAAATTTAAAATATTAGATATTTCAGTAGATAGTGAAGGAAAAGAAACTGTAAAAGTAAGTGGTTTTATTGCTGAAGAAAATAGAGTAGATACAAAAACATTTGTGGGTCTTCATTTGAAAAAGAATAATTCTGTAATTATTCCTGCCGATACAACTGATACAATTGTAGGATCTTGTACATACTCAGATGAAAATGGAATAATAGTTGCTTGTCTTGATAATAATACAGAATATCAATGCAAACTTAGACAATTTGATGCAAGAGTTGGAAAAGGATTTGTACGAAATGCTCCTTGCTATTCTTTAAACAATACATCAGAAGAATCAGCAACTAATGAAGTTGAGTTGCTAAGAAAACTTGCACTCATACGAACACCCCGTCAAAACAATACATTATAATAAAAAAGGCCACGGAACTTTTTACGGTTCCGTGGCCCACTTTTCACTTATTTAATTATATTTATCTACGAGATGATTTTGACTCAATCTTATTGTTGAGTGCATCAACTTCGCGCCATAGTTCTTCTAAACTACGATCTTTTCGCATGTCCTCTACTTCTAATTCAGCAGAGCACTTTGTCTTGCAAGCAAACTGCCAAACAAGAAGACCATTAAGAACACCCGATGCAACTAGTAAAACATTAGTTAGTTGTGGGTGCTTGCTGATGAGAGCAACTGCTGCTAGAATTGCAGCAACAAATGATGCGACTGATACGGTAATAAAAGCATTCTTTTGCATAAAATCTCCTTTTAGATACATTCCCGGTTGGGTTCGAACCAACGACCTGCCGCTTAGAAGGCGGCTGCTCTATCCAACTGAGCTACGGGAACTTGCTCAGTTAGATTATAACACATACACAAGTATATGTCAATTCTTAAACTGTCAATTTAAGATTGCTTGTATCAACAACTTTCTTAGGTGGCACAACTAAACCATTTACCACAACAGAAGTGAAGTGATCTACGAGATCCTTCAAGGCATCGACAACAAACATAATGTTTTTGTTTTCGATGGTGATACCATTTTCAATGTTTGCATAAGGCATCCATTTTGCAAACATAAGTTTTCCTTCGGGTGTGGGAATTAGAATTGTGGCGTTTTTAATGAAAACCCCATTCTCCTTAACTTCCACATTTCCAATAATTTCTTCACCACTCAATAAACGAACAATTTTTACATCAGACATTTTATTACTCCTTACACTCACACCGACCTAATAATTTATTCCATATTGAACATTTAGGTGGTTTCTGTACTGGCCAACATGAACCGATCATGTCTTCTTCAACCATGAATTTTTGATTTTCTTCTAATTCACATCTCTTTGCCGCGTTTACTATTTCTTTTTCTGTAAGCAATAGTGTAACACATCTACCATCTATTTCGCAACGAGAAAAGTATAATTTTTTTTGTTTAGGCATATAATCCTCACATTAATGTTAACAAATATTTTGTTCTATTTATTTTTGCTAACATCTCATCTCTTATATTTAGGAGATCTGAATCACCCTCAGACAATAGAACTGGTATTTCATTTGTTAAAAATTGAACGGCATCATCCAATAACAAAAGTGTTTTCCCTTGTTCGTAATTATCTAAACTAAAATCCATACTTACACCTTCGGTTCTACGACCATATTTGCCAAAGTAAACTTCTACAAAGTCATCAATTAAATCACTTAATGATTCATATAAGTTACCAAGTGCTTTATGTTCAGAATAACTTTTAGTTTGCCAATGGTAGATACGAACTTGTTCTTGTATTTTTATTAATTTTGTAAACATTTTAAATCTCTATTTTCATGTGTAAATTTTTACCAGATTTTTTCGCTGCTGTCAAGTGTCTATCTTTTGGGAGAACTAAACCCATTTCATCTTGATGACCCATCGAAGCATTAATATGTCCAATTGGTTTTCTGGCTCTGTTTCTGCCTCCTGCTTGAGGCATTCCCCACACAGTAATAAATCCGGTAGGACTTGCATCCAACCTTTCAACTTTATGTGCTTTACCTCCGGGTAAAACATACATTAAGGAGTCTTCCATGTCACCACCCCACTGATGTCTTACTAGGTAAGCATCAGAGCTTGGTGAATCAAATGTTGGAGTATCAGAATGTGTGACAACAGCTATATGTTTTCCGCCAGAAATAGTTTTTATAAGATTGTCACGAGTAGCTGTTGCATGTTTCATTCTTGCCGCGGCAGTTACTTCTGCTGCGGCAACTTTTTGTGGATCTTTCTCTGGTTTTTGGTATTCATATCTCCAATACTCATTGATTAATAAACTACCCAAAAGATCTCTTAGAGTTTTTGGTTGATTAAACCATTCAGCTAAACTTCGAAATCTACCTTTAAAATGTTCATGTGCATCATTTATTTTTTTCATCATTACTGGATCACCACCTAGATCGGGGTGATGTTTTACTGTTAATTTTCTAACAGCTTTTTTAATTTCAGAATAAGGTGCATCCGGGGCAACACCTAAAATCTCATGTGGTTGTTCTGCGTGTTCCCATCTTCTTGGTCGGGGTGGTGCTTCACCAGAGCCACCAGCACTTGCTCTTTGTCTGGCTCTTTCTCTGGCTTGTTCTCGTTGGCTGGCTTCTTCTTGCTCTTGAAAAGACCTATGATGTTGATCAAACATTACTGGATTTGCAACTGCTGCCAAGTAATGATGTCTTACTTGCGATTCAAAATGCCTGTGCAATCCCAATCTGTCGGAATCAGACAAATTTGGAATACTCCATATATGTTTTAATCCCTCTCCCATCATTTGAGCAAGTCTATGATGGTCATTTGTTGGATGAAATTCTATTTTTAACCAACTAGGAGTTTCACCCTGAAATGGTGAACGAGATACACCACCTGTTGTATTATTATAATAAATTGGCGTTGTTGATCTGTGTATAATATAACCAATATGATCTAGTGGTGTTTCTAAATTATCTGCACCACCAATACGATCTACTTTTTTACCACGATTATTTTTTACCCACTCTTCTGATTTTTTTGACACAGAATGTAAATGCAAATGTTGAACTGAGGGATGAAAACTAGTTTGACTTGGATGTAATGATACACGCATTTGAGATGTTCTATGATGACCGATAGGATAATAAGGTGGATCTCTCCTTTCATCCGCTATATCATGTTGTGTAAATTGTGCGGGAGATTGGTGACTCTGATCCGCCCGATGTTGTAAAACTTCTCTAACTGCTCTTGGTGTTAAGAGTGAGTGTAAAATTTGATGTTCTCCTCTCACTCCTGGCGGCGTCCCCATTCCTGTTGAAAATGTTGTTCTCCAGTGGGCTCTTGCATCTTCTCTAAATGCAGGCCTTGCAGCGTTTAATCCACCAATAACAGTCGAATGTATTGCTCTTCTTGAAATATTAGTTAAAGTTCCTAAATGTTTTATTGCTTCATCTGATAATTGAGGATGTCGTACATCAATGTTTATCATCCCCTGCCGACTTTCGCTTTCTCTTTCTTTTTGTGCTTTGCTTCTAAAATAATGTGCAGAATCGCTTGCACCTTTCATTGCAGAATGAAACAATTCTTCAGAATCTCTTCTATACGACTCTTGAGACTCTGCACCTCTAGTATTTGATTCAGATCTTTGTCTTTCCTGTTCCCTTTGTTGTGCTTCTCTTCTATAACGATGAATGATTTGCATTTCAGAACTATGCGCCGCGTTTCCCTCTTCGTGTGCTCTTCTTCTTAATTGTTCAATGTGAGCAGTTGTATCCGCACTAGCTTCTTCGTGACTTCTTCCTAAATTTGTTCTCAAATTTCTATAAACTGTTTTAGCCATTTCACGATAATCTTGTGTCGATCTACCATGAAAATCTCTTCCGAAGACTGGACCGGTTCCTGGCCTCCATCCATGAGGATGACCGAAATCGTGCAGTCTGCCTGCGTCCGCCATTTGTCTTACTTTATTTTTTTCTTCTTCAGGTAGTCTTCCAAATGCTTCATGGGGGTGTTCTACTGTCCATTCGTGGCCACCATGAGTTTGTGTTGTGCCGATTACTTCAAATAAATAACTTCTAAATGTTTTCATGTTTCCCTCATTAGAAGTATTTATATAACCTCACTATCATCAATGCGTCTTGAATTTGACGCAAAAATGATTGTCGGTATTAAGTTTTACGATCTCAAGTGTTTCCACTTTAGGCAACTTACCTTTATTGTGTAAAAACTCATCATTTATCGCAATAAAAGGTCCACCCTCAATGAGTATCGGGATTAGTTCCTGCCCGGTAATATCTAGATTTGCCTATTACAAAATAGGTATTTGCTTCGATGTTACACTTATAGACATCACGGTAATCGCCGTAACGACTACGAAAAGATGCTATCTTGGTGGTTTGTTCTAGAATGTTCTCTATGTCACTCATCGCTGATTTTGAAGTTGTCTTGCCTTACGCTTCTTGGAACCGACTTTACGCCGGCGTCCAAATTTTCTGTGGTTTTGCTTTCTACTCATTTGACCTCCGCTAATACACCCACGGGGACTCGAACCCCGACTCACCGCCTTGAAAGGGCGGGGATTTGGCCAGTTAATCTATGGGTGCAGTTTATTTACTTCTTCTTTGAAGACTTCTTCATACGAACCGTCTTCTTGGAGGAAGTCTTTTTCATCTTCTTTGCTGGTGCTACATTTACGACTGCGGGTGCAGGTGTCGATGTCTTGCAAGAATCTACACAGGATGGAAATCCATTTACAAGACGAGTCATCACATCGGGCAGGCAGTAGAAAATAATGGAATTGACCATCAGGTTAGTTCCCTCTGCAATACCTGCATTTGAAATAAGACCCGCATTGCACACAATTCCGGCAGCAAAACTTGCCGCCGAAATACCATAACAGAAACCCGAAACTACACACTTGACATTGTACGGACTAATCATTGTTACCTTTCTTATCGAGCTCGGGCATTGATTCGTTGCGCCCGCCTCAAATTTTCTGTATCACCTGTACTGACCATCACCAATTCGGGGGCAGTCTTGTGATACCAATCCATGAAACCGACCATCGGCTTCACCGTCGAACACGCAACACAAGTTGTCGTGCCCGGCAAAACATCCAAACGAGCCTGGGGAATGCGCTTACCACACTTCTCACACATGACATTCATCTTAGTTTGCCCTTTCAAAACGGACTCGGATCGTCTTACACTCAACTCGCTTTTCGCCATCTAGATGCATTTTCCTTTGCTTGAGAATTCCCTTGTTCCAACCGAATGGCTTGCAAACGGTTGCGTTATGCTTGCGAACAAAGAAACCTTCACGCTCTGCTTCCAAATCAATGCTGTCAATGATGCGCTTTGCCATAAGTACGCGATTCAGGGGTTGAACCTGATTGAAACGATTATAAGTCGTCCTGCGAAGCCGTCCGCCCATCGCGTGAATTGTACCCCAATTATACAGTTATTGGGTATCCGTGTCAATAGGGTTTTCTAGGTGAATTTTTGACTTTTTTGTGGCAGCATGACCGGCAGCATCTAAAATAAGGTAATTTCTCGTCTGCCGATCTTCATCGTGCCCAAGCCGATAATTTACTTGATTGAGGTTGAGTCCGATAAGTTTTTCCTTATTTGACTCAACACACATTTCAACAATCTTCTTGGCAATGGAAGATGCTTCCTCTGTTGTCATGGTTTCGATTGGAAAATCAATAAAGAGTCTGTACATTAGTATTCCAGTCTAACGATTCCTTCATTTGTTGTATAGTAAATTTCTTCAAAAATTTCTTTACACCAAGGCAAACACAACTCACATGGGCGAGACATACGAATGTTGCCCAATTGATTGTATCGAACATTTATTAGAGTTAATTTGCTGCTACGCAAAGATTTTGGAATCTTTCGAAAGGCATCAAATTCAGAATGCATTTCTTCAAAAAGATATCCAATCTCTTTTGCCTTTGGATGTGTTTTGAAAATATTCTTTCCAACAGAAATCACTCTGCCTTTGTGAACAACAAGGCTAACATGTTTCTTTTGCCTTGGAATCTCAAGACAAATTGGATAGGCCAATGAAAGAAAGTTTTTCATAAAAAAACAGGGAAGTACCCTTTCGGATAACTTCCCCGCATTGAGTTTAGCAAGTTGTTCAGGCGTTAACCATGAACCGCGAACCGTCCTTGCGGAACTTGTAGGTGCGATCACCCGGATGGGTGTCTGACATGAAGTACCGACCCGAAGAATCAGTCACGATCTCCCAGTTACCGTAACGCTCAACGAGCTCACGGATGGAACTCATGGTTGCACGGAGGTTGCGAACACCGTACTTGGTGCGAGCCTCACGGGGATCAATACCCCAACCACGATAAAGATGATTAATGACCTGACGCTTCTTGCTAATGTTGCTGTTGCTCATAACGAAAATTTCCTCAAACAATTACTATTTGCACTCCTTTTGAAACCATCGGAAACTGCGAGTTGCGTTTCAGTCCCGATTACTATGTCCTTATTATAACAAGTCTTACACATCCTGTCAACTATGTTATTTCAATTTTTGAAAGCCACCTGTGGGATTCGAACCCGCAACCTCTGCTTTACAAAAGCAAGGCTCTACCATTGAGCTAAGGTGGCGATTAAATTGTCAAATGCCTCCAGTAGGGATCGAACCTACGACCTATCGGTTAAAAGCCGAATGCTCTACCATCTGAGCTATAGAGGCAAAATACGGGTGGACGGGCCCGCTATTACGCCTGGATTGTGTTTTCGAAAACAGCAAAATCCAAAAAGTCTGTTTTCTAATCCTCTTGTTTCCACTCTTTGTCCCTTACGGGGAGTTTCGGTGTTAGATTCACCTAATAATAATATAAGCGTGAAAATATTTACTCAAACATTTGTGATCTCCGTGATCTTCACTTGCGTCCCATAATTATACCAAAACTTCTTTACTTGTCAACCACCAACTTGGTATATTGCCTTTACGCCACTTAGCAAATCTTGCCTTAGCGCCTAAGTAATAGTTACGATAGGCAACAACTGGATCTTGATTCTTAAACTCATCAGGCATTGCTTGGGCAAAATGGGTAAGTCTTCCTGACCTTATGGATGTTGGGCAAACCTGTAACAAACGAAGTAATTCGTTTTCATACACATGAGTCTTTTCGTAACGATAGGTATATTCTTCCATCAAAGACTTGGTATGTAACCATAACCAATTATAGTTTGAAGAACTTTCCCTTGTCCAAATTGTGCATGGATGATTTGCCATAGTACAGCGAAGATAATTACCGCTCTTTTCCCATGTAGTAAATTTTCTTCCTATCTTATTGGTTCTTTCAATTTTTTTGCCATCAAGAATATGATGGGCAGTTGAAAGTAATTGACAGGATTCGACAATCATCTTAACTACATGCTTATCGCACATGTATTCTGCGGCTGTTTTTGGATTTTCATCTAATACAAAAATGTTCATAACTTCTTCTGCTGCTTGATGACTTTCGGTAGTCTACCAAGTTTCTCAAGACTTTCAAGGGTTTTCTTTTTTGCGTTTAACAACTCTAGTTGTTGCTTTTGTTTTCTTAGTTTTATACGACGACTCTTTTTGATTTTTAGTTTTCTTCCATTGCTGTTCATAGTTTAAACTCCAAATACTGTATTCAACTGACGATTCACACGAACAAAAGTTGCACATTTTGGTAGATTTTTTACTGTATCTGCGCCTACATAAGTACATGCAGATCGAACTCCACCAAATATCTCACGGAGAACATTGTGAACTGGACCAGAATAAAAAACCTTTACCGCCTTGCCCTCCGACGCTCTATACGATGCTACGCCTCCTGCATATTTCTCCATCGCTTCCCGTGAAGACATTCCATAAAATTGTTTGGCGATAATTGCTCCTGTGTCATCTTTCACAATGACTCCTGCTGCCTCATCTGTTCCTGCCAACATTCCACCCAACATAACGAAATCAGCACCACCTGCTAGTGCCTTCGTCACATCTCCTCCACATGTACACCCACCATCGGCCATTAACTGGCCTCTTAAGCCGTGCGCGGCATCTGCACATTCCATGACGGCTGAGAATTGAGGATACCCCACGCCTGTAACTTTTCTTGTTGTACAAACGCTCCCAGGCCCGATCCCAACTTTTACTATATCCGCCCCAGACAAAATCAATTCCTCCGTCATTTCGGCCGTTACAACATTTCCTGCTATTATAATTGCATCTTTCCATTTTTCTCTTGTTTCCTTTACTAAATCAACAAATTTTTCTGTATATCCATTTGCAACATCCAAGCAAATAAATGAAATCTCAGGTGTATAGTGTTTCTCTAGATTTTCTCTACTTGCAGTATCCAATCCACATGTTAAAGCAATATTCTTCTTGTTAATTACTCTTGAAAGTTCATCTTCACTAACATATTTGTGAAGACAAGTTATGGATTGAAACTCTTTATTTCCCAAAACATTTGCCATTTCTACAGTTCCAGTAGTGTCCATGTTCGCTGCACAAATTGGAACACCTGACCATGTTCTTGGGCTATGTGGAAATTTAAAATTACGAATTAAAGAAACTTCAGATCTCGATTCAAGTTTGGAACGCTTTGGACGAATTAAAACATCACTGTAGTCCAGTTTTACATCATATTCTATACGCATAATTTAATAAAACAAATTTCTTTTTTCTAAATGATCTCGCAACTCTTTCATAACCTTTGCTAGTTTTTTATAATCTATTTCGTCTAGCAAATATTTTTCATAACCATAAACTGCCTCCGCAGATAAATCTGCGAGTTTCAAAAAGTATTCTTGGTTAGCATCTTTATTGGGCCGGCTCAACATCAACCGCCTCTACCTCATCAAAGAGTGTTTTGCCGTTTTCTACTTCATAATGACGAGCAAAATTAATTGCTTCAACCAAAGTCATAAGAACTTCTTCTGCTTGATCGGCAGTTAAGGAGTCGATTGCCTCTTGAGTATCCCAATTTTTTAGAGTCAAACAAACTTCATTTGTTTGAGGATTTTTGAAAAAGGAAATCTTTGGATTTATGTCACTATGATAAAGTTCTGCTTCAAATTGAACCTCGTAATTGTGACTATTTTCTTCGGTTTGTTCTTTATATACATTCACTATTTTCATTTGATTTCCTTTCGTTTCATCAATTCTTCCGTATCATAAAAATATTCTACAGTTTGAAGTCTAAAACTTCTCCAATCTCGTTTAATTATATCAAAAACCGGAACAATGTCAACATCATCTTCTTGGGAAGGGTTTAATATTCTTCCAAGATATCTTCTTGCATTTTTTGATAATGCTTTTTCTTCTAGAGTACAATACATGGACCTGAATTGTCCATTTGTAACTTTACGAAATACCACTTTGCACACTCCCTTTGTGAGTGATTGAATTACAGTTGGTCTATTTATTTTTAATTTGGGAGGCATCAATTTCTCCTGGCAATGAAGAGGGAAGACCGAATTTTTTTCGATACTTTCTTTTTATGTTCATTCCCTCTTTTTTGTTTTCACCATAATTGAAATCGTATTCTACCCACTTCTCTTGTATATCTCTAGAATTTTCTTTCAAGAAAGTTGAAAAAGATTTCATGCCTTTTTTCCATGAGACTTAGAGGCTGCAATTTTTGTTGATTCTTCTTTAGATTTTTTTTCATTAGGTGTTTCATAACCAACTTTATATCTGTCTTCGATTCCTATTGATTTTTCTTGCAACACTTTGTAGATTCTACTCTTGAAGAAGTCTTTTATGTCTTCATCCATACCACCACATTGTTGTCTGCAATGTTTGGCGGCCGCCTCTTTGCAATTTCCTTCGGAGTCATCGCATTTACGGGGATTGCTGTAATTTTCTTGCATACATTTTTCATAACATGCTTTTTTATCGCTCATGGTTTTCTTGCCCTTCTAAATCTCGCTTTTGCAATTTGTGACATATCTCTTCCAATATAATGTGTTCCTGTTATCAAATCAGGAAATTGATTTTTTGTCTGTATATCGCCGGTTTCGTGTTGAAAACTTGGAATGATTCGATTTCGATCTCTTCTCGTTGATCGAAATATTTTTCTTTCATTTAAATATGTTTTAAAAGTCTTCATATTGTTATTTATCAAATCTTTATTATCACATTGCCGTTCCATATGGATATGGATTTCGCTTCCGGTACTTCCTGCCATATCAGATCAATCAGTTCTTTTTCCATTTTTTTTCTCTCGCCGGCCGGCATACTATTTGAAACAGGCATCTGCCCATACATGCCCATCCACAAATCAAAGTTAGGTGAGTTTGTGAATGTAGGAATACTCATCAACAAGTCACCCACAGGATAAATGAGTGTTTTTGCTTGTGCCTGTACATTCAAAATGAGAGCTAAAATAAATGCGAGGTACTTCATACTAATATATATTTGTATGCTCAAATTTAAAAATTATCTAACAGAAATATCAACGGGAAAAGCAATAAGACTAGCTCGGTCAAAGAATGCGAGTTCTCCTGAAGCAGTAACAGCAGTTCAATCTGCAAGAAAACGCCTATTGGCAAGAGCAATGTCATCTGACATTGATGGTAAATCAATACGAGCACAAGATATCGCTCACAATATTGATAAAATTGATAGAGAAAAAGATGTAAGACTTGATAAGATTATTGGACCTGAAGTTTCAAAAAAACCAGGCCGAGGAGATGACCGTCCAGTAGGTGATGAGTATAAAAAAGTTTTTCCGGTAGCATCAGATATACAAGCATTGAGAGATTTACAAGATCTTCCTCGAAGAACAGAATCTTCGCCTAATTTTGTCGATCAAGGATATGGTGCAAGACCACCAGCGTTTCCTGTCATATTAAATAGAGCAATACAGGCAAATCGTGCAGCTTCTAGAATTCGAAGCATGGGTCCTGTTGGAATGAACAATGAGCCTACTAGAAGAGAATTACAAAATGTACATAATCATATTATGCGTTCACGACTTGCAGGTGCCGCAGAAAGAATGGGAATGAATGCTTCTGATGTTCCCGAATTCAAACCAATAGTTCCTCTCGGCGGTCAATATTATCAAAAGAATACTAAAAACAAATATTCAAAGTTTGATAAAAATGATCCACACGGGCCCAATAAGCCCTTATAGTAGAAATTAAATTTTTGAAATCGGGGACTCCACTAGGGGTCCCCTTTTTCTTTGGAATCCTGTAAGAATTCTTTTTTGGGAATCTTATAGGGGACCCTAAGAATTCTTTTTTAAGGGGTATTTTACTGGGAGTCCCATTTAGGCGTTTTATTCGCTAGCGCCTGTACTAGGTGGGACCCCAATTATGCAATACACTGTTCTGTGACAGGTTCAAATCGTGACACCTAGTACCAACGAAAACACCCCACGATTCCCGAAGGATTCGCAGGGTGTATGAAGACGCGAAAGCGTTTACCGTGACTTCTCTAGTTCACGCTTTGCAGCGCGTCGTAGAGCGCGGGGACAGCGTGTTTTCTTTCCCCATACCTTAGTACGGAGTCGCTGTCCCTCGCGGAATGCATCATGTACGAATTTGGGTTTGGCCATATTCACTCCTCCAGTTGTTGTCCTTGTTGCAGCACTTGTCGCAAACGACGACAATGCTAGACTTGCGGGTTCGACCACAGACTACGCAGCACTGATTACGCAGTCTCCACTTATGTATGCGAATTCTCTTGCTTTCCATTAGGCAGCCCTCGGAGGAGTGTTTTCGCCACGGAGAATGGCGAGTGCGTCAACCACGGCCGACTGATATAGGTCGCGCTGGCGCTGCAACTCTCGGCAGTTGGTTTCCATGTGCTTTGCGAGGTCTTCCAAGTCTCGCACCAGTTCGTCGGAACCGGACTGTTCGAAACGCGCTTCGTCGCGTTCCTTCATCGCATCGTTGCGCTCCTGCATTAGGCGCAGCGCATCGTCTTCCCAACGCTCTGCTTGCTCCTCTGCGTCCTTACGCTTGACGCGCTCCTCGTCAATCGCTGCAACAAGCGAGTCGATGAGAATCAGCGCATCAAGCGGGTAGTTCTCAATGCTACGATTGGCGACGCGCTTGGAGCGCCAGATCTCGACCTCCTTTCGGATGTCCCGATCACCATCGGGAGTGGTCGGCGGAGTGTAGAAGATGTACGACTCCGGCCCATCGTTAGCGGTGCGAGTGGTGTTGGTGTTGGTGTTGGGGTTACTCATTGTATGAGTCCTTTCTGATTAGGCGTTTTGAAGATTACCACGCTGATCGACGCAATGGTATCCGAAGTCAATGCAAACGGCGCGGTTCTTCCACACTCCGACATTTCCACCGTGGAGGTCGGAGCAGAACAGCGGACGATCTTCCTTCGTCCACACACCACCGAGCAGCAGACGCTTGCTCTTACGCATACCGGGATTTGCATCACTCGGGTACACGAAAGAACGCAGATTGTCGTACTGCGTACCGGGAATGTACTTGGACAGAATCGCAAGACGATCACCCAACTTCGAGTTCTCGAAGTAGTCCATAGTGTCGTGGTAGGTCTTGCGGAAGTCACGACCCGCGTAGGAGTTCCACCAACGCTTTGCATTCTCAGCGTTGAGAGTGGTATTCCCCACCGCGAACTTGCTCCACATATCGTAGGAGTTACGCGCACTCACCCACGACAGAATGAAGGTAAGCGCAGGGCACTTGGTGTCCGCGATGCAGGTCTGGTATCCCCACCAGTTACGCAGTCCGATGCGAAACATGACCATGCTACCCACGGGAGGAGCAACACGACCACGCGCAGCGATGCGCTGACGCTGGTAAGCGGCGAACGCTTCCGGCAGAGTCTTGAACAACTTGATACCGTACTGTCGGGAGTTGTTCACTTCCGCGTTGTTGCGGAAGAAAAGAGTCTGAGCGCCTTCATCGTCAGACCTAGGCAGGCGCTTAAGCGTGTAGCACTTGATCGTGCCGCACAGCGGGTGGCGCAGGGTGCGAACGGGGGAGAAACGCGGGTAGGATTCGGTCTTCATGTTCACCAGTATACCCGCAGTCCCCAATCTCTGCTGCCCCTGTTTTTATAGGGTTATTTGGGCGCCTGTTTCAAAAACCCCATGAATTACAGGGGCAAACGCATACCCCCAAAAAAGCGTCCGATAACAAAAAAGATATTATCGGTCATGTCCGATAACTGCCGGTATGAGGAGAACATTATCGGACATTGATGATAGTTGTGTTATCGGACTCTGCACTCCCAATGCCTAACAATGTTTAACAATGCAATACAATGAGTAGGCATTACGCCTAATCATTGCTATAAAAAAAGCCCCGTGAGCGAACTCACGGGGCCGAGCATTAGATGGCGTTTGCCATCCGCTCTAGTTCCTGCTTCATCACCCAATCGCGCCAGTGCTCTCGCCAATCTCGGCGTGCATTTTGGCGGTATCGCAGCTGCGTTTCACCGACTGCAATGAACGAATCATGCATCTCGTTGAAGTGGCAGTAATAGTAGGGCCGGAAGTGTAGGGGATCTCCCGGCATACGCTGCGCGTCACTATGGCCATTCGTCATGGCCTTGTAGGGAATCACCTTTCCCGGCAGTGAACGAATGTTGAAGTAGAACTTGATAAAACTCGCGTCTGACAGATCGCCCCACCACAACGGATACTCCTGTTCCGTTAGATTAGGCATCCACTTCCAAAGGCGCGTACCTCGGCCTTCGTTCAGAATTACTTCGATGGTGTTTTCTCGTGGCATTTTGTGTCTCAATATGAGTGGAGAGAGGAAGTGTTTACGCCACTCCTCTCTCCACTCGGGGAGAAGATGGATTAGATGCTACCGGCCATGTTGGGAGTAGCTGCATTCGCCGCATCGGTAGCGGAATTAGGCGAAAGACTCTTTACATACTCAGCGTACTCAGGGACCGCATACAATCCACGCGAAATGATTCTGCTCTTGTCCTTGACGATCCACGCAGGCGCCCACGCCATACCATGCTTCATTGCAATGGTGCGAAGGTAATTCCGTGAGAAGTTGTGTCCAGTAGACCCATCCTCATGGAGCCAGCGAAGAAATTCAAGTTGATTGCGCTTCAGATTCATTGATTTGCCTTTCAAGCAAAGTAACCACGGCGTTCCATATCGTAGAGGGCAGCGAAGCCGTTTTCGCTTACCGTACCATCGCGTCGGAACATGTTGGATACATCGTCCTCCATGTCCTCCCAATCCTCATCCTCGTCCTCATCGTCGTCTTCGTCGTCCTCGTAGTACTCGTCATCATCATCGTACTCGTAGTCCTCGTCGTCCTGCTCATCCTCGTCCTCGTCCTCGTCGTCTTCCCACGGGTCGGGCTCGTTTGCGTAGAACTCCTCACACGAAATCTGAGTATCGAAATCATCGGGGTTTTGCATGAGGTTAATTATAACGATATGGGTTATCGGACGCAAGCGAAAAATCCCTGTTTTTTTGGGCGTTATACGGCGCCATTAAAACACTTACGGCGCCACACAGCGTCCCTGTGTTAGCCGCCGAGGTGGGCTAAGAGGCGGGGAATGTGAAAGGCAGCACCTAAATGCCATATTCTCGCCACCCTTTAGAGCCACCCAGCTCCCAACACCGCCCAACACCCCCAAAATGGCACACAAATAGGCAGTTCCCCACATACCCCCACACTTTCCCACTACACACCACCCACATACCCCTGCACACATTCTAAATAAAGAAGCGAACTAACCTTTTTCGGCCTGCGTATTACCTCATAACAGGAGACAACCCCATGATTCACACTCTACTCGTTACTCTGCTTCTCATTCTGAATCCGCCCGTGTTGAATACACCTTCCTCTATAACCACGATGTTTGTTCAATGGAAAGAGAATGCGAATAAAACTGAAATACTCTCGTCCATAGAAGGCATTGAGCAGGTGAACCATTACTCACACATACCGAACCTTACTCTATTGAATATGAGCAATCAAAGGGCAAGATCAAATGCTATGTCTCTGTTGGCAGCGAACTCCAATGTAGAGTTTGTAGAAGAGGATCGTATGTTGAATGTGAAGAGGCAGGCATTTACACCTCCAAACGATTCGGGATTCTCTCAATGTTGGGGTCTACGAAATACTGGCTCAGCAGGCGGATTGGTTGGATGGGATATGGGAGCATTGAATGCATGGAGCATTACTACGGGAAATGCGAGTATCAAAGTAATGATAATTGAAACAGGCGTGGACGAAGGGCATCCCGATTTGAATTTGGAGGCGGGCAGAGATTTCACCACCGGAGCAGTAAACGGTATACCTGGCGGCAGTCCTTCCAATTCATGCGATAATCATGGTACGGCCGTGGCGGGATGTATCTCTGCACGAATCAACAACTCCATTGGTACTGTAGGCATTGCGCCTAACTGTAGAGTGGTATCTGCGAAAGTAGGCGTTGCAAGTACACCCTGTAATGGCTCGTGGAATGGGCAGACATCGTGGACTGTGAATGCAATCAACTGGGCGGTGAGTTCGGGCATACGAGTGACGAACAATAGCAATGATTATGGCGGAAATTCAAGTGCGATGAGCAGCGCCTATTCTGCAAGTAGAAATGCGGGCGTGATACACTTTGCGAGTGCAGGCAATGGTGGTACACAGTCTTTGGGCTTTCCTGCAAGATTGAGCTCTGTAAATGCTGTGGGGTCTACATCGAGAAACGGCACGAAATCATCGTTCTCAAGTTATGGAAATGGTCTGGCGTTTGTTGCACCCGGCGCATCCATCTATACCACGGACAGAACAGGCACGAATGGGTACAGTACAGGCAACTGGGTAACGATAGACGGAACATCGTTTTCTTCTCCATATGCGGCAGGCGTTGCGGCGTTGATACTCTCTGTGAATTCAAGTCTTACACCTTCGCAAGTGGAGAACGCGATGAAAACGACTGCGAGAGATATGGATACTGCCGGATATGACATATTCACAGGATGGGGCATGATTGATGCGAGCAAGGCATTGGAGTCTGTATTGCCTGCAAACTGTTTGGGCGATTTCAATGGTGATCGCGTGGTGAATGGCGATGATATGGGTTCATTGTTGAGTGCATGGGGTACTGTGAATGCTGTAATTGATTTGAACGATGATAACATTGTGGACGGTATTGATCTAGGCATTCTCTTGGCTTCTTGGGGACCATGCTGAGTCTTGTGTATCCAAAACATACATATTAGCACAGGAGTTTCATAATGACATTAGAAACACAAATCGCAAAGCAAATGGCTCAAGAGAACATCAAAGAGAGAATGAATCACTTGGTGAATCAGATATTGAATTCACAGAACTTAAACGAGGAGTTTGAAAAAAACGAAAAAACACTTCAAGAACTCTCTACCCAGTTTTTGAATTGCGGTGGTACAGAAAGTGAATTGAATGAAATATTTGGGCGCCTAAGACAGGCAGGCAGAGTTCTTGGTAGAGCAGCATTGTCGGCGGCATTGGTTGTCTCTCCTGCAACCATGACAAACAAGACAGTAACACCCGCAGTCAAGGGAAGTGATGGAGCTCCTGCGTTAGTACAAAGCACTCTCCGCACACCAGCTCAAAAACCAACAGGCAAATTTGTGATCTCAGGCGAAAAAGACTTGAAAACAGGCAAGGCAAAAGTAGATCCAAAGAGTCCTTCGGGACTGAAAAGAGGATCAGATCAAATAGAAATTGATGATGCTGATGCGGCAGTAAAGCACTCCGTACCCGGTTCACTTACCCACACACAGGCATCAGCAGCAATCGCAAATGCAAGATCCACAGCCTCTGGTGGGGAGGAAAAAGTAATAAGACCCGCCATTCCTGCTACACCCGACATTCCATCGAAAACGATTACTACACGATCTCTAACATTGGTTCCGAATCGCTCTGAGTATCCAAAGTCCGATGGCATACCACAGGTGCAGCAAGGCGATGCCTTTCAAGGAATACGCAGAAGGCGGCGTGGTAGTACAACTACACCAAGTGTGCCTTCAGGTGGTGAATCAGGAGGCGGATCAGGCATGGGCGGTGGAGGCTCTTCAGGAACATCTCCAAGACCATTCCCAACGCCACCCGTTCCACCTACGCCTGTACTAGGTCGTTTGGCAGTAGGAACACGGTCTACCAACTTAGACAGAAGTATGGGTGCTAATAGAGCTCCCGGAAGAACCATCATAGGACCGGCATCTGATCGTCTTATGATTAGAAAAGCAGCAGCAGCAAGAGGCGAACAAGCTGCAGGAAGCGTAGGTCTTTCTACTCCCGTGGTGGGAACACAACAAGCATTCGGAGCTGTTCCATCTATGAGGCCTCGCCCCCGTGTATACAATAGACCGTTTGAGGAGAGCGTGGAGTACTACAAAGACATACTCACAGAGCAGTTACGCTAATAGACTAATCATAGGCACTTCTACTTCAACATCGTTCACAATCTCGGTACAGCGAATCGTTTGCCATTGAGTTGAAGTGTAATCAGTAAAAGGCCCCTTATCCACACCATAGTTCTTATGAATGGTTGGGCAAGGGGTTTTTGTATGCCATATGCAAGTGAAACCTAGAAACTTGTGCTGAATGATATAGAGTCCTTCTTCTGTTTGTTTCATGGCTTTTGCTCGTCATCCAATCGCTGTAGCTCTTCAAGTGCCTCCATGCGTTTGATGTATCGTTCTGCCTTTTCCTTGCGTTCCGGTGTACGAAACTTCTCCATCCATTCACAGGTACAATAGGCAAATTCGGCGTTGTCGGGGTGTAGCAATAATCCATCCCAGGCATCACACCAATGCCATCCCTCCTCTACTTCCTCTTTGGTAAGCACAACGTTCTCATCGCCAGTGAACTGCTGCATGAGATACTTCCATCTGTCGTGTGGCATTCTATCGCTCATGGTATGTCTCCTCTGAGTTTGTGCAACTGATATTCGAGCTCTTGTACACGGTGTTCAAGTATCTGATTTCTTAGTTGCATATCTTCCGGTGTTACGCCATCAGGCAATGGGCGCGTAGTAAGTATGGTCGTGAGATTGCTGCATTCCTCTTGCCATTCAAAGACTTCGATCTCAAGGCGCCTTATCTCTTTCTTGAGTAGGCATACTTCACAAAAGGATTTGGGAAGTCCATGCTTGCATAGTTTAGGCGTAACAATTTTCATTGCTGATTCCAATTCTGAATCGTTTGCCTGTACAGGGCATTCATCTTTTGTAGGTGTGCGATCTTGTCCATCAGTCTTTCGATCTCGTCATGTACGAACAGATAGAGGTCTTCGGGCATGGGTGCCTGCTGCTCTCTGTGTTCCGCCAGTTTGCGTATGGCGCGTGATGGGTGATTGCGGTCGTGGTCGCTTATCATAGGGTATAGTATACATATTCATATGCTAAGATTCAAGCGTTTTATTCTAGAAGATATGCCTTATCTTGACGATGAGTATGATATCGACCCAACAGAGGCAGATTCAAGAGTACAAGAAATAGAATACAAACTACGCAGCATAAAAGCAGCGGCAGGCGGAAAACCATTGCAAAAGGTGGCAGATATTGGATCGTATGAATTGCACCATGTTCCATCTGAGTTCACATCGCCTTCGGGTAGAACATATCGAAGGCATCACTATGTCGTAAAACATAAAAACAGACCCGTAGGTGTAGTAGACTTCTCCGAAGAAGAACCAGTAAAGATAGGCAGCGAACAACTCGAAAGGCACTTGTCAGCACAGGGACCTGTTTTCCATCCAAAGCATACGGGTAGAAGATCAGAAGTTCCACACTTGGCTTCTCGCGTGTACCAAACTGCAGCTCAGCATTTGAATATGCCCATCGTGAGTGGTGCAAGGCAGTCCCGTGGTGGGCAGAATCTATGGGCAAACTTGGCACGAATGGGACAAGTCAGAATGATAAGTCAAAGAGGAGTGGAGCGAATAGACAAATACAATCCCGACAACCCTGAGCATGTTGCAATGGCTTATCCAAGATTGGGCCAGACAGGACACTATAGATATTTGGTACACCACCCGGAAAGCAAAAAATGAAATCGTTTCGTCGTTACATCAAAGAAGCACTCAACATCAAGGGCATACAGGTTCCTGAGCCTGATATCGAAGACGATGATTACCAAGTCTATACTTACCCAGGCCCAAGTGACATTCTTCGCGTGGGAATAGGGCCAAGAGAACACGACGGCAGGCATCATGTTTGGTTTAGTCATGGTGGATCTTTTGACCAGTCTCCGGGAGAAACCAAACACACTCCTGAGCAGACGATGCGTGTATTGAATACCGTGGCAGCCACAATACATCACCACAGTAAGAAATACAAAACTAAAAAGTACAGTTATGAACTGGCTCCCGGATATGGCAAGCGAGAGAAACTATATCAGAGAGGTGCGAAGGCTCTTGGTATAGATGCAGAAAACATTGTCAAGGGTCACAAAAACTAAATAATTAAAGAGGTATAAACATGGCAAAGCAATCAAATGTAGAAAGAATGTTAGACAAAAAATTAGGTACAGGACTTGGAATGTTTGAAAAAGACACTCCATTGAAAAAGTTAGTACGCTCACACGCACAAATGATTGTAGGTGCGCGTAGTGCCCCTGACTCTTGGCAAAAGAATATAATGCGTGGTGCAATTGCTCGAGCCGGTGCTGCAAAGAGAGCAGCTCGATCCGCTGGCATCACAGAGGAATCTGCACCAGTAAGAAAACTCACGGAAGCCCAAAAGGAAACCGTGAGAAAATTTCTTAAGAAAAGAAAAATGAATTGTGGTCTAGAAGCTTACTGATTACTACAGGCCTTTGAGCATTTAGATGAGCATTGGTTTTCTAAAACTTCAAGATATGTCCCTGCACCATTCTCTGGTGTCCCAGAATCCTCTAAAGTAACTATGGGTATTCCTGCAAGATATTGAACCTGATAAGCTCCTGCTGCCCCAGTTCTTGCCATCGGACTGTTTAAAAACAAATCGTAATAAACTTTCCTCATGTTAGATTTTGTTAACCATAATTTATTGTAACCTATTGCAAAAGGTTGTAGAGTCGGATAATTTGACAAATACTTTAGTGTGCCTTGAATGACTCCAACCCATCCTTCATGCATAATATCATCTAATATCACAACACCTTCAGAGTCTATCCATTTTTCTGCAAGTTTTAAATCATTGACAACAGTTTCGGGATTGTGTCCTCCGTCAACAGAAATATACTTTAGACTACCGGGGGCAATTTTGTTGTTTAAATCTAGAGAAAAGTCGGTGGTATCACCTTCGATAATTACCGTATTTTCTCCCAAAAAAATATCATACTTCAATAGATTACTTATGAAAACAAATTTTTTTCCATCGCCAGAATTGTCTGAGTTTCTTGATTGTCCACTCTCAAACAAATCTATGGCATAGGATTTGTGTGTTTTATCTCTTACAGTACGATTTAAAAGAATGTACAATCTGCCTGCGTGGACTCCAATCTCTGCTACTCCAAGTCCCTTTTTGTTGTATGGAGATTGTTCAATCAAGTCCAATGCTTTTGCGACATAGTTTTTACAAAAACCATACACGAAATGAAATCCATTATCCATATACCATTTCATATGTTCATGTTTAATATCCATCAGTCTGATCCCTCTTTTCTAATCTCTGGCTCCTGATCCAAGTCATTTGATGGCAAGTCATCGGGAAGCAAGAATACTCTATCGTCTTCGTCATTCCAATCTGTGTGAATCTTTTTCAAATAGTTTGTAACACGATCTTGATCTATTGGTCTTTCAGAGAAAAACCTCATCACCCAAAGTGCCTGTTCTTCTGTACGAACAATCACTGCCAGATGCTCATGCATCTTGGGAAACGAAATTGAATTTTCACTCATCTTTTCCCTTTCCCCACCCGGTGAAATGGCCAGGAGATGGAACCTCTCCCTCTATTTCACGCAAGATGCCAGGTTTGGTTGTTCGTTCCACTTCTCTCAAACGAAGTATTTCCATTTTAGAATCTCGTAAAACTCGACAAACATAGTCACTCAGATTGTTTAGATTGGAACCATAAGCATCCATCAAAAGTCTGTCAATTCTGTCTACAATTGTTTCTCGGTGAAAATCATCGCTCATAGTCATTATCCTCCGTGTTAAAGAAGTACATATGGAAAAGTCTGCCAGATTGTATGTCCCAACCAAAGTATTCACTTGGTGCGTGTATTAGACCACCGTTGAATATTACTAGGCGATTGAAAACATTTCCAACCTCATCAAGCATTTCATATGGTGTTCTGTCCAAGAATGTTTTTTGATTGAAACAATTAATTATGCCTCTAGGATCGCTATTGTGAGTGATTCCTGTTTCTTTGTGTCTGAACATTTTTGTGCCAGACCACGGTGGAGCATTCGGTGTAAGATAGACCATTGCTGCCCACTTTTGTTCATCGCAATGATATACAGGTGGAATTCCGGCAGTGCAAATTTGGAAACGACCATTCATTGCCTGATTTTCCCAGTCTGTGATTCTCTTGCCAATTATTTTTTCGAATCTTTCCTTTACGCCCTCAAAGAAATACTGTTTGCGAGTACGCATTCCTAAGTAGCCAGGATCATCAAAGAAATAAGAACTCATTGCAAGTTCTCGTACTTCCATTGGATTCTCATAGAAGTTATCTACTATGAAAAGATCTTTTCTTTGGTTTGGATTTACTTTACCGATGTT